AAGCTGGCGGAACTCCGCGTAGAGTTCGGGTCCATGACCATGCAGCTTACCCGGATCGAAAACGCCCTGCCTGCGCCACGTGGGTTTGTGGAGTTCTCCGGGGGAGGCAAAATCGTGGGCAACATGGTTTACCAGCCCGGCCAAGTGGTGACCTTCCTCTACCAGCTACGCCGGAACAAGTCTTGTTCCACCACGGTTCGGGCACAGTTCTGGTCCGCCAAGAGCAACGGGGTGGTGAACGAATACACCTATGATACCTCTGCCATTCAGGCCCCTACCTCCTTATCCTACACCCTATTTTCGGTGCGCATCCGCTTGCCTAGTGACATGGTGGACGGCCACTACAGCTACACCCCTATACTGCTACCTGATACCCGATCCTGCCCTACTGAGGACATAATCCACGTTCCCCCTTCTGACTTCTTCACAGTAGAAGCGGAGGCAGAATGATACCCTTTGCCGACTACATGGCTATAGCGTGGTTTCTGTCCAACCTGATCACCGGCCTAGCCTATCTATGGGTCTGTTTTGAGATAGGCACTTGGACGGCGGACCTGCCCAACTATGGCACGGGCTTCCGGGTTCTGTCCCGCCTGTTTCAGTGGTTCATCGGATCGTGTGGGGTGCATCACCTTGTGATGGGCACTCTGGTCTGGCAACTCCCCACCCCCTTCTACATGGTGGCCACCGATATGTTCGTGGCCGTCACCGCGTTAATCACGGCGGTGGCTCTGAGGAACGCCCGCCGCCGCTTGCGCCTAGCCTTCCACACGATGCTGCGCTATGGGTCCGAGTGGGCCGAAGCCAATAGGTGAACGCACGTTCACTCTTGACGAACGCCGGGCGGGGTGACAGAACTAGGCGTGACCCGTTTTCAGGAGGAACCCCACCATGGCGATCAAAGCCCTCAACCTGTCCGCAACCCGCAACTTTGTCTGTTCCGAGGACGACGCGGACGATCCCACCATCTGGCAAATCGGCACGCTTTCATCGCGTGACGTGGGCACCATCCGGGACAGCGCGACCCAGATCAGCTTCGGGCGGGGTGACACCAAGGGCAAAGGCAAGGCCGATGCCGAGGAAGCCGACACCGACATCAAGACATCCGTGAACCGCGCCAAGATGAACTTCGAGGCCGTGCGCCGGGGCCTGAAAGGCGTGGAGAACTTCCTTGACGCCGAGGGCAACGTCATCCCTTTCAAGCTGGTTATCCGCGACGTGGGCGGTGGCGTGAAGCGGTCGGTCGTTCCCAACGAGTTCTTGGACCAGATGCCCCTGTCCGTGGTCGAGGAACTGGCGGAACAGATTATGAGCGACAACATGGTGGAGGATGGGGATGAGGCGGGAAACTCGCCAGAGCCATCTTCGGGCGAATAGTCTACCCGGACCGGCGTTGCTACCTATGCACTGAGGCCAATCAAGACGCATGGGGCTGTCACGAGCCGGTCCAGCAACCCCACACCTTCGGCAACGATCCTGCCATGTCTCTGTGCCCGCTGGTCTACTTCCGGGACAACCCGCGCATGGAGGCCGAGGCGTTTCACTTGCATATGAACTGGGAGAAAGGTATCCTCCCAGCCAATGGAGCCTTAGACGATCAAGCCGCCGGATACAGCGCGGTCGTCACTGCCACCGAAACCGGCGTCAAGTCCGGGCGGGCACGGCAACAGGAAATCCAGATGAAGCAGGCTGAACGCGATAACCGAGGCAAAGGTTCCCCCAAGAGAGGACCACGCCGCAAAGCACGGTAGGCGCATGGCCCAAGACATCACCTTCGTTCTTAAAGCACGCAATGAAGCCCGCCGCGCCGTCAAGGCTCTTGGCGGGGACTTTGATAGCGTGGCCAAGAACGCCAGCAAGCTGGAAAAGGATACGGACCAAGCCGCCAAGGCGACCGAGGGTCTGGGCAAGAATACCGAAGAAGCTGCGAAACAGGCTGAGGAACTGGCGGGACAGACCGAGGAAGTCGCCAAGCAAGCCTCCCTAGCTGCTAAAGCCTTCGGCCTTCTGGCCAAAGCGGCGGCGGCTGTGGGGGCCGCTATCGCCTCCGTGGGGGCTGGTGCCCTGACCGCCCTAATCCCGGCCCTCCTGCCCGCACGTATCCGCGCTGTGGTGACAGGGTTCGTCCTGCTTAGTGCGGCCATTGCCGGTATCGGGATATTCGTGGGGGCCGCGCAATCGGCCCGATCTTTCAATGCCGCGCTGGCGGAAACCAGCACGCTGATCCAAGGCACCCCGACACAGCTTGGCGATCTGACCGATGCCACACGCTCGCTGGTCCGGGAGTTCGGGGGCACCAAGACCAGCCAAATCCAAGCGTTCTATCAGGCAATCTCCGCCGGGGCCGCTACTATCCCGCAAGCAACGGAAATCGTCACACAGGCCAACAAGCTGGCGGTGGGCGGTGTCACCGATGTATCCACCGGCGTTGACATCCTGACCACCGCCGTCAACGCCTATGGCCCTTCCGTGATCACGGCCACCGAAGCCTCGGATGCTCTGTTCGTCGCCATGCAGGCGGGTAAGACCACCATCGGAGAACTGGCCACTTCTCTGGGGGCCGTCATTCCCTTGGCCGTGACCACCGGCGTGTCCTTTGACGAACTCGTGGGTGCTACCTCCGCCCTGACCACCCAAGGTATCGACACCGGCACGGCGGTCACCCAACTTCGCGGCATCCTACAAGCCGTGATTAAGCCCACCAGCGAGGCGGTGAAAGCTGCGAAAGACCTTGATGTGGCTTTCAACGTCGCCGCCTTGTCTGGCGAAGGGCTGCAAGCCTTCCTGCAATCCCTGTCTGATGCCTCCGGCGGTAGCGCCGAGGAACTGGCCAAGCTGTTCGGATCGGTCGAAGCCTTGGGTGGTGTCCTTGCCCTGACCGGCGGGGGTTCTGACGCCTTTGCCACTACCCTAGAGAACCTTGAGCAAAAGGCCGGGGCCACCGATGTGGCCTTCCAGAAGGTGGCAGAGAACCTTGATCAACGCCTGACCGTGGCGCTGGCCAGCCTTGCCGAGAGTTTCACCCGTCTGGGACAAATCGCCCTCACGGTTCTGGTGCCCGCCATGGAAGCCATCGCCAAGGTGGTGGAGGTCGTGGCCGACAACTTTGACATCGTGGTGGTGGCCGTTCTGCTGTTCGCATCCCGCGCCCTGCCCGCCGCCGCTGCCGCCGCTGTATCCCTGACCCGCTCGCTTTTCGCCTTGAACACCACGGCCACCCTGACCGGGCGCATCTTCACCATCCTGCGCTTGGCCGTCACGGGGCAGTTAGCTGCACTGGTGGCACTGGTGACCGGGGCCGGGCAAGCGACCCTCGCCATGCGGGCCTTGGGTCTTGCCATGCGGGCCATCCCCTTCATCGCCGTGGCCACCCTTGTCGTCGGAGTGTTCCGGGCCTTCACTGGTGCCCAAGAAAGCGCGCAACGCCTGAAAGAGAGCGTGCAAGACGTGACGGACAGCTTCGGGGGCTTGGAGGCTGCACTGGCGGTGTTCGCTGTCAACGCGGGCAGGAGCGTGGCTGAGGCACTTTTGAAGTCTACCGAGGCTTCCATCGTCACCCTAAAGAAAGCCATCACAGACGCCGAGAAAGAACTGGCGGATGCGGAGTTCAAGACCAACATATTCGGCGTGAACTTGTTCGAGACCACCCGCATCAAGGAAGCCCGTGCGGTAGTGGAAGAACTGAACATAGCCCTCGCTGAGACCGAGGCCAAAGCCTCCGCAGCAAGCGCCCGTATCGACGGCTTCAACCTTGCGAACAACGGCACCGCAGAACAAGTCCGAGCCATTGCACAGGCCCAAGGGCTGGTGGGTGAAGCCACGTTCAACACCCTGCCCCCGGTGCAAGAACTACGGGCCGAGTATGGCAACATTTCCGGGACAGTTCGGGAAGCGCTTATCCTCACGCAAGAACTGGCGATTGTGAACGGGCAGATCAGCTTCGGCAACGCGCTGGCGGAAGCCTCCAAGTTCTTGGACAATACGTCTCTTAGCGCGAATGAAGTCGGGCGCATCAATCAAGAACTGGTGAACTTGCGTTCAGCGGACAACATGGGGGACGCCAGCCGCAAGGCGCTGAAACTCGCACAGGAAATCATCAAGGGGGCCGGTGGCGTCAAGCAACTGGACGCCAACACCCGGCAAGCCGTCGAGAAGCTGGTGCAGGCCGCGCTTCAAGCCGCGAACGTGGACCGCAACGCCCGGTCGGCGGCGGGGTCTATAGCTAGTGCGGCGGGTGCCGCCGTTTCTCTGGCAAATAATCTTAACGCCGCCGCTGGGGCATTGGCGGCTGTGGCGGCGGCTACGGCCAGCCTTGATCTGGGGTCCATAGGTCTTGAGGCTACCAATGCAGCTATAGCAAAAGGAAAAAGCCAACTAGAGGCACGGGCGGCGGGCACTATAGCACAGAAACGAGCAGAACTTTCCGACGCCTTTGGTTCTGGTGATGGTATAATAAGAGCGGCGGCGGCGGCTGAGTTGGATGATTTCACCGCCTCTGTGGTAAGAAACTCCGAGGCTCAAAGAGAGAATCTTGAATTAGTGAAGTCTAATTTCAGCGCCTCATCTGGGCCGAGTTCTGGGGGATTTTCTGGGTCCGGGGCATCCGGTGGTGGTGCTGGCGCTGGCGCTGGTGCAGGTGGCGGAGGCGGAGGCGGAGGCGGAGGCGGAGGCGGAGGCGGAGGCGGTGACAGCGATCCGCTGGGGGATGCTATCCAGCAACAGGTCCAAGGTTACCGCGACGAGATTGAATTGCTTGGCCTGTATGGCGAGGAATTGGAGTTCGCCAAGAACATCCAAGAACTGCAAAACATCGCGCGCCAAGAGGGCACGGAACTGACCGCGCAACAGATCGAACTGCTACGCCAAGAGAGCGAGGCGCTGAAAGAGGCTACCCGCAACGCGGACACCTTCACCAACGGCCTCAAGGCTGGTCTGGCACAAATCAACGAGAACCTGCAAAGCACGGTGTCCTTCACCCGCGACTTCGTGGTGAGCGCGTTCAATGGCATGTCGGACGCTATCGTGGATTTTGTGACGACCGGCAAGGCGGACTTCAAGGGCCTGCTCACTGACCTGCTGAAACAGCTTTCCAAGTTCCTTGCGGACCGGCTGCTCGCCAACTTCCTGAACGCCTTCGGCGCGGGGCTGGGGGGAGGCATCGGGGGAAGCACCTTCTTGGGCACTAGCGTGGGTCTGGCGCAAGGCGGCTATGTCTCCGGCAAGGGCGGGCCGACACAGGACAACCTCCTGCGCTTCCTGTCCAACGGCGAGTTCGTGACCAACGCCCGCGCCACTTCGCAGTATGGCCCCCTTCTGGAAGCCATCAACGCCGGGCGCGGCGACGACATGATGGGCCGGATGTATTCCCGCGCCTATGAAGCCGGGGGCCAAGCCGGAGAGGCGAACACCCTCATGGCCTTGCGTGCCTCCAATTCGTCTCCTCAAGCGACACGGGAGTTCGCCCCCAACATCAACTTCAACTTCCCCGGCGGGGACGCGGACAGCTTCCGCCGCTCCGAAGGCCAAGTCCGGGCACGCATGTCTCGCCTGATGCAAGACGCTGACAATCGCAATAACTAGAGTTTACCAGAACAACTGACCCGGTTAATATCCAACCATGAAAACACTGGAAATTTCATATCTGTTTGAATGCTTCACCCCCTATTTTGAAGGGGGTCTCTTGGTTTGGAACCATCGCCCGGAAACCCACTTCAAAAACCTTCATGGGTTTAAGGTCTGGAATGCTCGTTTTTCTGGTGAACGCGCGTTCACGGCCTTGGACGGGGGTGGTTATCACTATGGTGCAATCAACCGATCTTTTTTCAAGCTGCACCGGGTTCTGTGGGCTATGCACTCCGGGGAATGGGTGCATAAGCTGGATCACAAGAACGGCGTTAAAACCGACAATGCCATCCTAAATCTTAGACACACAACCCCCTCCAAGAACGCACGAAACGCCAAGCGATCTAAGGCAAACACCACGGGGGCTACCGGGGTTTACCTTCGCCCTAATGGGCGTTTTCAAGCTACCTTACGGACGGATGCGGGTATGGTCACCCTTGGGACTTTTTCCTCTCTGGGTCTAGCCAAGGATGCTCGCCGCAAGGCTCAAACTACGCACGGGTATTCCGAGCGGCATGGAGAAGCATGATATGGCGTTTGATGAAGTCCGCCTTCCGGTTGAGATTGAGCGTGGTGCCCAAGGCGGGCCGGGCTTCCTCACCACCGTGACCGTCCTCAACTCGGGCAAGGAAAAGCGCAACAGCCTGTGGTCGGTGGACCGGGGCGAGTGGGACATCGGCTACGGCATCGACACCCGCGAGAACGCGCTCAAGATCAGGAACTTCTTCATGGCGCGGGCAGGCAAGGCGCGCGGCTTCCGGTTCCGGGACTGGTCCAACTATACGACCGGCACGGGACAGCAAGGCGTGGAAGAAAGCCCGGACAGTGGCGACACCACCTTTCAACTGCAATACACCTATACCGACGAGGGTGGCTTCTCCTACACCAAGCCGATCTACAAGCCGGTCAATGATGCCAACTTCAAGGTCTATCTGGACGGCGTGGAGCAGGGGAGCGGCTGGGCACTGAACACCGCCACCGGGATCATCACGTTCACCGACCCGCCCGATTATGCCGTGGACATAACGTGGACCGGCACCTTCGATCTGCCCGTCCGCTTTGACACCGACCGGCTGGAAATCATCGTGGAGAACAAGAACGTCCTCTTGACCCCGGCCATCCCCATCGTGGAACTGAAACAGTAATGCCCCTAGTCTTTTCATCTGCCCTGCAAACCCACCTTGATGGGGAACTGCAAACCCTTGCGTCCCTGTGGACCATCGAACGCAATGACGGGGAAGTGCTGCGCTTCACCGACCATGACCGTGATCTGGTGTTCGAGGGGGCAACCTACCTGTCCGGGATCGGCTACGACCGCTCCGCGATTGAGGACAAGGTGGACCTGTCCGTGGACAACATGGAGATCAAGGGCATACTGGACGGCACGCTGGTAAAGCGGAATGACGTTCGGGGCGGGCTGTTCGACGGCGCACGCGTCACTATCCAAGTGGTGAACTACAAAGACCTGTCCATGGGTAGCATTGTGCGGCGCACCGGCTGGCTGGGGACCGCGCGCCAGAACAACCTCGGGGAATTCGACGTTGAACTTCGGGGCCTCTCACAAGCACTCTCTGAGGGCCTGACGCTGGTTTACACTCCCGCGTGCCCGGTGGACTTGGGCAGCACGAAATGCCAAGTGCCGGTCCTTACCCGCACCGAACGGCAGAGCCTCACCACATACGCAACCGAGAACTGGATGATAGTTTCCGAATACCCGGACTATGTCTGGAAGTGCACTTCGCCGGGACAGACGGAAGACGAAACGATCCTCGACTTCACGATCTTCGACGTGGGTGCATCCGGCGTCGAAGTGACCGATGGAAGCGTGACGTGGGTGAGCAACCTGCGCTACGACCGGGACTTCACCGTCACATCGGTGACGAACCGCAAGGCGTTTTCTGTGACCCTCACCGAACCCCGTCTGGCCGATTACCCGGACTGGTTCCAAGAGGGGGCGCTTCTGTTCAACACCGGGGCGAATGCTTCCGTCTCCAAGGGCATCAAGTTCGCGCCGGAAGGGTCAACCGGAGATGTGGAAATCGAATTGCATCTGCGGCTTCCCTTCGAAGTGCAAGTGGGGGACACTGGCACCGCCATACCCGGCTGTTCCAAGACCGTTCCAGACTGCGGGAACAAGTTCGGAAACGTCCTCAATTTCCAAGGCCACCCCTACGTCCCCGGCGATAACTACCTCAAGAAGTATCCGAACGCGAAATGACCGTCACCCGCACCCAGATCGTCAAGACCGCCCAAAGCCTCGTGGGCACCCCTTGGAAGCACCAAGGCCGGTCCCGGCGTGGCGTGGACTGCGTGGGGCTGATCTACCTTATCGCCAAGGAACTGGATATACTCCCCGACCGTCTCGACATCCCTGCATACAGGCGCGAACCGGATGGCTCCGTGCGGGGCTACTTTGATGCTCATATGCACTTGAGATCACCGGACGACCTCAAGCCCGGAATGGTCCTTCTGCACAGCTTCAACGGTTCGCCTTTCCATGCGTCTGTCGTCATAAACGCTAAGGCCGGGGCGATCATCCACGGGACTGCCGCAAGACGGGCCGTAGTGGTGGACCTGTTTAAAGGGCAGAAAGACGGTATGCGTCTCCATGCCGCTTACGACTTCAAGGGGGTGGCAGATGGCTGATCCAGTAAGTTTCGCAGTCAACATCGCTCTCCAAGCGGCTATCTCCCTGATCATCGCGGCGCTTCGCCCCAAACAGGAAATCGAAGGGCCGCGCCTTGACGACACCACCGTGTCCAGCGCCGCCTTCGGGCGTACTATCCCTATCGGCTACGGGACAGACGTGATCGGCGGCAACATCATCTGGGGTGAGGAAATCGAGGAGGTCTCCAAGGAATACGACATCGGCAAGGGCAACCCGTTCTCACTCGGAACCCGGACAGAATACAAATACTACTTGACCTGCGCCGTGGGCATCAGCCAGCGCGAAGCCCAAACCCTGATAGGCATCTATGCGGACGGCAAGCTGATCTATGATCGGGACGCGATTGACGGCAAACCATCGGGCAACCTCCACCCCTTTCTGGACGGCGTGCCCGAAAGAGACCGCGTGAACGACAAGGGTAAAGAGCGGTCACCGCCAATCATCAAGAACCTCGAATTCAACTTTTACGAGGGGTCTCTGACCCAAGAGCAAGACCCGATCATGGCCGCTGACGTGGGGCCTACAGTGTGCCCTGCTTACCGGGGCCTTTGCTACATCGTGTTCAACCGGATGCCGCTCAAAGACGTGGGCAACCGCGTACCGCAGTTCCGGTTCGTTATCTCATGGGGGGACCCTACCGAGACGGAACTTCTGTTCCGGGAAATGGGGGACCCAGACGTTCCTGTGATCACTCAGACCTCCACCTATCCGTGGGTCTATGACCGCGACCGGGACGTGGTTTTCAGCATCCGGCAAGAAATTCAGACAATAGAGCAGGTCCAGAACCCGTTCCAAATGGCAAGCAACACCCCCGGCGATCCAACAAGCGTGCGGGTTCAATGGTTCG